TTCGGCAAGCCGAACANGGAATATACCCAACCGGGGAATCCGCCCACTTCGGCTTCCTGTCTTCCGCGTCCCGCAAACGGACCCGACAGGCCCTGGTAGATAAATTACAATCACCTACTTGGTTCCACCAGCAATCGAATAGAGGGATCAACAACGGAGAAACTCGGGACTTAGGCCGACCGGCCACGTTCATGTGTATACGTCTCAACATTTGGGGTTCGGTCATTTCCATGGAAATAAACAAGACGTTGAATCCGTGGAAATATCCGGCCAAGGCTATTTCCTGAAGCCACCAGGACTTCCCGCGCTTAGTGGCTCCAAGAATACCCCAAACTCCCCCACGCTCAAACGGTGGTAGCATCCGACCCAGTTCTCCGGGTAGGGAAAACATAGTTTCCCCGGAGTCCGGATCAAAGGCACGGGCAATGGCGGCCGAATCGCCAAAGACATCAATCCCGCGTATTTCTGGACTGGAGGGTCGGACGTAACCGGAAATCAGGCTTTCCCCGTCCTCTATCGAACCTTGGATAATACAGGCGTTCAACTGGTCTCGTATATTCTCCAACCCACGAAGCCGGAAGTACTCTTCCGCCCGGTTGAGGTAGTATTTGTCATTGAAATTTTCTTGAGTTTCGTATTCCTTGGATACAGAGGTAAGGAATTCACCAATTAGTTCGCTTACCCCCGGTTCCAGGTCTTTCGAGTGGACCAGGAAAAGGTCTTGGATTTGTTTTCCCGGTGCTTCTTCATATTGCCCCCAATAATCAACACACCAAGCGGCTATAGTCCGGGAAAAGTCCGTGGTGAATACTTCCGGCCGATATAACGGCAGGACGGTTTGGAGAAAGCGGGAAGACGTTATCATGCCGGTTATTATTTGGCGCTCCACCCTCGAATCCGTTGGGCGGGAAACCCTCGTGGCTTTATTCATGGAGCATATCCGACTTGATTTGGACTATGAAGTTTTGAAAATTTCCCTTCTCCGGGTTACAATCCCACAAATGCCGCAGGCTTCCCCAACGGTCTTGAATATTGTTCAACGCTTCTGTGATAAACAACTTTGGGGTGGGATATCGCCAATCGAAGCGGGGGCCAATTTCCCGCGCCAGGTCTTGATACGCTTTTATCGCCACTTCCACATAGTTCAACAATTCCTGATGGTCGTGGGGGGAGAGGTCTTTCAAAGCCGGGTTTCGGTCAAAATACAGTTGGGTAATATCCGCGTGGGGGTTTTTCGTTCGGCCCTTGACTTGCTCAGAAAGCGGTTCCGAGTATTGGAGACAATAGGAAACCATCAACAACAAGGACGTTCGGGAGTAAGCGTTGTATATCAGGGTATCCAAGGCGCGGGGAAGGTGAGATTTATCTCCAGGCCAATAGCCGTTGCGGAATAACAGGGACAAACGCCAGATACCGTCAATCAATTGATCCTTTGTCCAGGGGTGGGTAAGCCTATCTCGCGGGATACCGTGCTTGGCGAGGAATTGGGGGGAAACTTCACCAACGGAATGAATACCACCGCAAGATAGGCTTTTCAGGTGGGAGCAGATTCTTTGGTAGGTTTTGGAGGCGGTTTTATGAACGCAAACTCCTGGGTATTCATTCCACCGAGAAATCAGGGAATTCACAAAGGGGGTCGGGGGATTTATATATGGTTTCGGAGGATAAGACCGGATAGAGGTCTTACGAAGTAAGACCGAAAGACGGGCTAATCCGGAGAAACCTAACGTGGTTTTCGAATTTTTGTCAAAAACAGGGGAAATCACGAATCCGCCCAGCTCAGATTCAGTGGAAAGTTCTCCTTCCACGTTCTCCGGCGGGACATTGAGAATTCGCGCCAAAATGTCGGTGGAAACCAGGTAGCAAGACGGTAAATTTGGATTCAATTCGGAGTCTAAAAGGCCAGTCATAATTTCACCCCTGTATCCGGTTTTCGGGAAGAGGTTGGGGGGATACAGCCCCCAACCCTTTGCCTTGCGGCCACAAGACTTCCCGGTGGTTCAATCTCGCAGTATATCTCGTTTCCGGGCGGAAGTAAAGATATTTTTTTCTCACAGTAATTCCCTAACGATTTCCGCCGCTTCGGAATCGGGTAGACTGCCTGGGTCACGGCCTTCTCCCGGTGAGAACAAGGCCGCTTCCGTCCCCAAAACCTCCAGTTGATTAACCAGTAAAAGCCCTTGATTTATGGCGTCCGGTTCGTCATCAAAGAATACAAAAACCCGGTCGAATCGCTGGTGGAGAAGTAACAGTTGGGGACGAGTAAATTTTACTCCGAACGTCCCAACAACGTTGCCCTTCCCGATGCGCCAGGCGTCCGTTACCCCTTCCACCACAATAACGGAATTTCGTTTTACGTCGTCAATTCCGTAAAGGGTAAATTTGTGGTGAATTACTTCGTTGGAAATATGACAGGCGCGGTATTTGTCTGGGGCCAGGCTGGTAATGTCCCGGCCTTGATAACTTACTCTGTAGCCGTCCCGGAATACCGGGATTATGATTCGGAAGGCGTATTCCCCTACATTCCGAGTGGCGGCTATTTTCCAATCCCGCTCGATTAGGTCTGGATCAAAATTGCGTTGGGTTAGGTATCGCCGGTGGGTTTCTTGGAGGGGTCCGGTTCCTGGCGGTAGGGGCACGTTCCGGGACGGGGTGGAGAAGGATACAGGGGGACGGTCTTGCGTGTCGTCTCGGTGGTGCTCCCGTGATATTTGGCTGGGTTCCCGCAGGTAAGTAAGATATATTCGGGCCGCACTCGAATCATCTACCCGGAGAAGTGCCCGGATAACGTTTTTCACCAGGGAATACCCGCAACGATAGCAGGAGTAAGTCCCCTCAAAACGATGGCCAGGGATAAGGTTAAATCCCCCGTGCCAATCCTGAGAGCCGGCACAGAGGGGACAGTGTATTTGAATCCAGCCTTTCCGTCCGTGCCGGCCTTTACCGCTGGTAGGTATACGGTGGTCCCGTAGGAACCGAACCGCATCAAATATTTTATCCCCCAAGGGTAACTCCTTCCTTTTGGGGCCGCTTCGAGTTTTTCCGGTGGTTTTCACACTCGATTTCCGAACAATAGTGTCCACAGAATACCGCGTCCGTAACTTTATGTTTGGTTACGCTGAAGGGGCAATTCGGGGGAGCGGCTACGAAACCACCCCCCGCAATTATCCGGGTTTCCGTTGAAGTTCCCCTTCGTTTTGACGAAGTGTTTTCCACTATCCGTGCCCGGTAAAGCAGGGGGGATATTCTCCGAATTGGAGGGGCCGTGCGGATTCGTTCCATATCATCCCCGAATGTGAGCAAGTTGGAGGCGTCGGGCGGTATTGCTTATTCTTTGTCCGGTTTCCTCCAGGACTACGGTGGTTAGCATTCCCTTACCGTTGATGGGTTCCTTGAGGATTCGGGCGGCCACTCGCCGTCCGTTTACCGTGACTTCCGCCAAGGGAAGGGAACGGCGCGGGGGGGTAAGGCTATCCAAACGGCGTTTGAGATTAATCACTATCTGTTTCCAACGGGAACGAGCGGGGTGTCCGGTAGACTCGGCCAAGGCTTGATACGCTATCGCCGCGCTTAATTCCGCTTGGATTTCCTTGTAGTTCGTCATGACTTCTCCTTTCGGTTTACCAGGTTTTTGAGTATCTGGGCCAATAACGATTCCTTATCCGGGGGAGTCCCGTCCAATACCGTTGCTATTACCTTGCGCTTGGCGTCCAGTAGTTCGGCTATATCCAATTCGAGGGTTTTGGCGGCCAGTAGATACCACGCAGTTACGGAGTCGGCTTCCTGACCAATCCGATATATCCGATCTTCCGCCTGGTCTTCCGCCCCAGGGGTCCAGCCTAATTCGATGGTACAGGTATCGGAAGCGGCGGTGAGGGTAATAGCTACGCCCCCAGCTTGTTTATTAGCCACAAATAGCCGGATACCGGGATTGGTTTGGAAAAGGTCTTTTGCTTCTTCCCGCCGCTTTGAGGTCACGGACCCGTCCACTTTTACCGCTATTTTCCCAAAATGTTCCATTAGCTCTTGGATAACAAATTGGTGAGTAGCAAAAATTACCAGTTTTTTCCCAGTTAAGAGAAAATCCTCCACCCAGGCCTTAATCGCTATCAGCTTCCCCCGGACGGCTATTTGCTTGAGCTTTTCGATAGCCACGAGGGCGGCAGCGTTTTTGGCCTTGGCTGCCTTTTCCGGTCCTTCGTTATCGAGTATCCACTGTATAATGTTGGCTTCGGCCTTCCGATATTCTCCGGCGTTGGATAGCTCCAGGGGTACGATTATCCGTTGTTTCTCGGGTAACTCCTTCAAAACGTCTTTTTTCAATCGCCGGATCATTACGGTTCGAACCAATAAATTGTGTAATTCCATTTCATTACTTGATCCCTGGTAATTCCAGGTACCGAAGGCGTTCATTTTGGGAGCACAGAAGCGGACGTGGTAGTGCCACCAGGACGGGAAGAGGTCCGGCCGGAGAAGGTTCAATAGGGAAAAGAATTCGGAAGGGCGGTTGATTATAGGCGTGCC